CAAGATCCGCGCACCTGGTGGAGGTGGATCTGGTGGATCTGGTGGTACAGGAAGATCTGGAGGTAAGGATCCTTTTAGTGCTGTTGCAAGTTTTGGAACATCTCAGGCGATTGGAACAACAGCAACAACAAAAGCAGTACAAACTGGAACAAAAGCTTTAGAATCATTTTCTACATCTACACCTCTTGCCAAAACTAGTTCCAGAACTATGACACAAATTCTTGCTGGAAATAGTGATGAAATTGCAAAAAATGTAGCAGCAAAAACTGGTGCTAAACCAAGTGTCGCTAATGCAATAAATCAATTTTTTGAAACTGCATTCCCTCAGTTGTCAAAAAATCCAAAAGTTGCACAAAAGGGTGCAGAAACCGCAACTAAAAGTCTTACAGCAGCAGCAAAAATATCTTCTAATCCAGTATCACAATTAATGTTATCAAAGGGTGTGTTTTCTAAAGGATATGGTACAGCAAATATATCAAATTTGAATGATGCAATAGCAACATTTTCAAGGGGTCAAAGAGAAATTGCAAGACAAGGGATCAATTTGGCAGGGATGGATGATGTAGCTAGATCAAGAACATTTGCAGAAAACATATCAAAATCAAGAGGAATTAATAAAAGAACAGGTATGCCATTAGAGGGAATTATGCATTCCGATGATATAATTGGAATGCAGATGAGATTTGGTGATGACGCAGAGAGACTAATAGGTCTTGGATTTTCAAATCCAAAGAGTCGTATTATTCAACAAATATCTAAAAAATTTCCTGGTGTTAGGTTTGCTGATCCTATGCAAGCAGTTGCAGTGACAGAAATTGCAAATAGAGTTGATAAAGGAATGGATGTTGTTGATGCAGTTGATGATGTTAGAAAAATTTATGGACCTACAATTGATAATGCTATATCTAGTGCTTCAAAATTAATACCAGAAAAAAGTAAACTTGCAGCAGCACTTGCAAAATCAGCTGGAAAAACAGCAAGTAAAGGAGTTCTTAGAAGTGTATTAAAACAAATTCCTATTGTCGCTGGTGTCGCTGGTGTTATATTCGGTATTCAACGTGCATTAGAAGGAGATTTAATGGGTGCTGGACTTGAAATTACCTCTGGTTTACTTGGAGCTACTGGTACTACTCCTGGTATTGGATTGGCAATTGATGGATATTTACTTGGACGAGATTTAGGAGCACTTCCTAGGAATGATGGTGGTTTGATTCCTGGTTACGGTCCTAATAAAGATACTGTTCCAACTCTTCTGACTCGTGGTGAGTTTGTAATGAACAGAGCTGCTACTAATAGAATAGGTGTTGATAATCTTAATGCTATGAATGATAACCAATATTTTGCTAAAAGTTTTAGTAATCCAAGCAATACAAATGAAATGGCAAATATGTTAAACAATACTTCTGCAAAAACAGGTATGGGACAAATGATTGCGACAACAACTGTTATCAACAATAACTATGCTGTTGCTCAAGGCGGTTCTGGCGGAGAATCTAGTGATTCTAAATTCCCATCAACATTTACTGCTTATAATGCTCAATATAGTTTAGCGAGTAAGTAATAATGGCAGAACAACATTCCTCTGAAGCGAAACTGGTTAGATGCATCATATCTAAAAATGGTCTTGAAGGGAGAGCTTTAGGTTCTGATATGATTGCTGCGTTTGACGTATTTGAAAGTATTGAATCACCGTTTATGGCAGGATCTTTAACTGTTAGTGACTCAAAAAACTTTATAAATGACTATCCTATTGAAGGTGGTGAAACCATTCAAATGGAATTAAAAAGTACTTTTAGTGATATACCAATTGAATATAATCTCGTCATTGCCAAGATTGGAACTAGGGTTATAAAAAACAAGATGCAGGTATATGAATTAATATTATGTTCTCCTGAGGCTTTGATTAATGAAAGTCTTAGAGTACAAGATTCTCTTTCAGGAAATCCTGAGACAATAGTTGAAAAGATGTTAGGCGGTGAATATCTAGGTTCTACAAAAGAATTTTTTTCAGAACCATCTAGATTTGACGTTAAACTGATTCCTAATAGAACTAGACCATTTGATATTATTGCAATGCTTCTTAGAAAATCTGTTTCTTCAAAAACTACTTACACAGGAAAAAAGTATGCAAAATATGAAGAGAATAGACAAAATAATAGACCTAATTCAAATAGTAAACCAATAAAAGGTAGTGCTGGATTCTTTTTTTGGGAAACACGTAGAGGATATAATTTCTTTTCTATTGATGCACTATGTGATACATCTGAAAATGGAAAATTTATATTTAAAGATAAGAAAGAAGGTGATAAAGAATCAAGACCAAGATTACAAACAGAAGCGTGGGGTCCTTATATAGAAACTGTTGCTAACACTCAAGCATCTGGAGATCAAAGATTTATAATCTCAGATGCTATGTTTACATCAGAGATTGATTTAATGTCTTCATTAAGAAGAGGAAAATACTCTTCTCTAATGGTTTTCTTTAACCATTCTACAGGTCAATATGAGGAATACACCTATAAACTTAAAGATAGTTATGATAATATGGCACATTTAGGTGGACAAGATGCTATCTCATTAATTCCCGCTAATGAAGTTGAATTATCTAATTTCCCAACTAGAGTTATGTCTATGATTTTAGATCATGAGTCGTGGTATAATAAAGCAGGTATTGGTAATCCAGATGACTCCAAAGCAACAGATCCAAATAAATTTGCAGATTGGCAGAAATATTATATGGCACAAGGAATAGCAAGAGCTGAATTATTGAAAAATCAAGAGGCAAAAGTAAATATTCCTGGTAACCCTCTTATATGTGCAGGTGATAAGATTGATCTAAAAATTCAAAGCAAGTTAGCAGATAAGTTAAGAAAAAAACAACCTTTTGATTTAGAAACTAGTGGAGTATATCTTGTTAAAGAAATAAGACATTTGTTTAATTTTCTTGATGGAAACAACGGAACTTGCAAAACTACGCTAGGATTGTTTAGGGACTCTTATGGAGTCAAAGAAGTCCCTTCCAATCACGGTAATAAATAAATCAAGGAGGTACTATTCATGGAAAGTATAGAAAAACACATAGAAATAGACAAAAAGATCGTAGAAGATCCTTTAGCAAACCCTGCAGCACGCAGACATGCTAAGGAGGAACTTCATGAACTTGAAGTTTATGCAGAACATCACAAAGAAGAAATAGAAGCTGGAGATCACCATGATCCTAACGCTCTAGAACTATTTTGTGATATGCACCCTGATGAACCAGAGTGTTTAGTTTACGACGACTAATATGGATGATGCATTATCAAGACTTATGCCAACCCAGAGAATCGGACAAGACGGTTTTCATTGGTGGGTAGGTCAAGTAGAAGGAACCGCCAGCGATGAAAAAAACAACAAAGGTGGATACCGTTATAAGGTAAGAATCGTAGGAGATCATCCCTCATCAAGGGAGATTCTTGATACGGATGCTTTGCCTTGGGCTACTGTGATGATGCCAGTTAATGTTCCCTTTATGCCTGGTAATATTGGTGGAGGTCATCCACAATTAGTCAAGGGGTGTTGGGTAACAGGATTTTACTTAGATATTGAAAAACAAAAACCCATTATTATGGGTTCTATCGGTGTTGTGCCAGGTGCAACTTCTACAATTAACAATGTAGATCCTAGCGATAGTAAAGCATTTGTAACAGGTATAAGAACTGGAAATTTATCTCCTAACCCTGCTACAGATGGTGTGGAAGGAAAGGACGGCACTGCTAAGACTGGTGGTGGATTGTCTGATGGAACAAAAATAGAAGAAACAGATGAAGAGAGAGTTCCAATTCCTCTTGCAAGATTGGAGGCAATCAAAGATGAAGATTGGTGTCAAACTGTAGCAGAAAAATGTGATGAAGTTGATTTAAAAACACAAACAAAAAATATTCTTGCTCAATTTTTATATGATGTTCAAAACAGCAATGGAAATATTGGCACATTCTATGCCGATAAAGTAACAGGTGAGGTAAATGATTCCTTAAAAGTAGCAAGAAAGTACGTAAATAAATTAGTCAATGTTATAACAGAATTTCTTGGTAAAATTAAAGGGTACATTACAAGCAAAATTCAAGACGCTGTTGAAAAATTAGTAAAAGCTGTATTAGCACCTAATGAAACTGGTAATGTATTAACAGGTGTCACAGAGTGGTTCAATAAAATTCTTAAGGATCTTGGATGTCAAATGGCAGATCTAGGTGATAGATTAATTGAATGGGTGACAAATCTTTTAATGAATTATGTTATGTCAATTTATCGTGCTGCCATTTGTCAGGTTGATGAGTTAGTAAATGGAATTATATCAAAAATTCAACAGTTAATGAGTGAATTACTCACTAGCATTTTAGGTCCTCTACAAGATATCCTTGGTGCTATTGCTGAACCACTTAATATGATCGGAAATGCAATTAATTACGTTCTTAGATTATTAGGCATCTCTTGCTCAGGACCTGATACAACATGTTCAGATTATAAAGAAATATGTACGAGTGGTGAGAAAAAAGAAAAAGACGATGATAAGGACTTCTTAGATAAATTGTTAGAAGATATTGATAATCTGTTTGGTGATACTCCTGCAGATTATACACAGTATGTTTGTGAAGAAGCATACACAGGACAACCATTAGCAGTTACAACAGTTGGATTTATTGGTGGAGTGCCATTACCACCTGATGATAAACCAAAAATAGTATACAATATTGATAGTATTGAAGTTACTGAGGGTGAAACTGCAAAATTTACTGTAACAAGAACTGGATTTACTGAAATAGCTTCTTCTGTTGAATTTAAAACACTAAAAAATCAGGGAACTGCAACTGCTGAAACTGATTATATTACTGTAGATGATATTTTAGGATTTGCGCCTGGCGAAACAGAAAAACCTATTGAAGTGCAAACTTTAAAAGATGATACTAAAGAATTTCCAGAAACTTTCTTTGTTAGACTCACCACTAACTCTCCAGTAAATGATAGTGAAGTAATTACAAATTACATTAATAATATTGGTAAATGTACTATTCTTGAAAAAGAATTAAAAGAACCATATGACCCATATCTTGCAGAACCTATAGATCCATTTACACCAATTGATGATGTATCTACAGAGACTCTTCCAACTGATCCTAATGTACCAGATGATGGAACTGGTGATGATGGAACTGGTGATTCTCAAGAAATTACATATACTGTAACTGCAAATAGACCTACATGTCCTGAGGGAGAGTTTATTATATACACAATTACCACAACAAATCTATCTAACGGATCCATTGCATATTATAATTTAAGTGGAGGAGGTATTACTGCTCTTGATATTATAGGTAACCAACTTAGTGGAAGCTTTATTATTAATGACAATACAGCAAAAGTAACAGTTGGTATTGCAGAAGATAATAAGATAGAAGATGTAGAGACACTTACTTTCAGTATTACTGGTCAAGGAGCATCTGTAGATGTATTGATTACAACAGACGATGATGAGACCATAGATGATTTTGATAATGGACTTGGTGATGTACCAGAAACAACACCTGAACCATTTACACCACCTACCGCAAAACCACCTATTACTGATGATAATGGTGGTATTATTGAGATACCTGTTGATAATCCTGGTTCACCATGGGCAGAACCACCTATTGTTTTTGTTGGTGGTGAAGGATCAGGAGCTACAGCAACAGGATTATTAGATGGAAACGGATTCTTAACAGAAATTAGAGTTCAGTCATCTGGTTTTGGATATAAGTTGAATCGTGCATCAGACAATGACGTTAGATGTATTATTGATTCATTTACTATTCGTAGACCTGGCATTGGATATACTAGTGTTCCTGACATGTATGTAAATGGAGAACTAGGAATTGCTGAGGCAGTAATTGATCCTAATACTGGATTTGTAATTGGTGCTCGTATATTGAATAGAGAAATTACATTTGACAGATTTCCTGCAGTAGATATTGTAGGTGGTGGAGGTTATGGTGCTAGATTACTACCATCTCTAGCATGTTTAGATACAGACGCACTATCTACTATTGGTTCTACCAAGATTGGTACTGGTAAGTATATTGATTGTCCATAATGTCAAAAGTAAAACCTGCTAAAACGTATCCTGATACTATATTCAAGCAAACAACTCCTGATGAAGCTCAGAAGTTGAATAACGGACCGCGATTTAATACTTGGTATAAAGGATGGTTTACTAGATCTGAAATATATGAAAGGATGATGCCTGACGGACTAACCTCTGCATTGAGGATTGAAGGTCCTGACTCAGGTGGTGCTGCAATTGTAATGAACAGCAAAGGTAATATAAAATTAATCACAGGAAAAAGAACAGATGTTGCTGGTAGTGGAACATTAGATATCAATACACAAGGTTCTAACCAACTTCATAATGGCAGAACAAATATTCAATATAATGAGGGCGGTACAGAAAATGAAGGACAGGCACTCAATATTCTCTGTTATGGAGATCATGTAGAACAAGCAATGGGAAGTGAGAGACATATTAAAGCAACAAAAATAATACTCACTGCAACAGAAGAACTTGTATTAGAAGGTCAAAATGTTAGTATACAGGCACAGGGTGATCTCCAAATGTCAGCTTCATCTTTTACTACTGCACAGGTTAATAAAAAAGATATTGTTATAGGTCAGAATATGAAGTTTGGTGCTGGTGAGGACACTGATTTACAGTTTGATGCTAGAGCATCTAAAGTTATCTTATCACCAGGCAACGTCTCTCATACAATCGCTGGTGCATATAAAATTAAAAGTTTGCGTCGCATGGAAGTTAATGCTGGCACTGGATTGTTTATGAGCACTG